ACAACCATCGATTTCTGAAAAGATTCGGTCGTCTGAGTTCTTTAAAAAAGAATACAAACGATTCGAAGACAGATACGATCAGCGTGGTTATGGTTTTGGACCTATGTTTGAATCCAGAAAGCACGCAATTTTGCGAGCGCGAGACAAGAGATGGCGGGTAGATCCTGATTTGAACACCACCGAGTGGGCAAAGAAGGCTTCACCTCCTGACGCAGACTTGGAGTTCAAGACAGAGTCCCTGTCAGATACTCTTTCTGTACTAGCCAGTGGTGCATCGCTTATTTTGAATTCGCGTGTTATCAAAGCAATTCGGGATGTCATTCTAGCCTTAGCTGGTTGGAAACTATTTCCGAAAGACGTGGCAAAGAAGTGCCATACTTGGTTTGGTAAACCCAAGCCCATGAATGTCATCGACACGTTGTGTGAAGTACTGAATTCATTATCAGTAGTCACACGTGCTGGTGAACTCATGGTCAGTGGAACACCGTTTTCAACGGTTCTCTTTGAGAACGATCCAATCATGAGTGTAAAGAGTCAGACGGAGCAATTGCTTCGATATGAATCTGCTCAATATACTGGAATGCCCGTTCTTGGTTTTTTGTGTTCTCGAGAATTTGTAACTCGAGCTGATAATTTAGTTAACGGGATGGATGCCATTCTACCGAAAGTTGGCGCGTTCAATGAACAGCGAAAAGTTTTGGAAGAATTGAAAGTTCGTCTCCTTAAAGCTAGACTAGCTTCTCAACTTCGTTTGTGTGGCAATCGTCGTGCCACTCCTTTTGGCATAGTAGTTCATGGCCCACCACAAGTGGGAAAGAGTTCTGTCATTTTGTTAATGGCACAAATCTATTCACGAGTTAAAGGTCGTGAGCATGATTCAAGCCATATATACGAACGCGAAACAAGTTCTGAATATTGGGAAGGTTACTCACCGTATTCCAACCCTATTATTCACTACTCGGAAGTAGGTAGTGTAGCAAAGGATATCGCCTCAAAGAAAGGTGATCCCGTTGCTAAGGAAGTGTTAAGTGTGGTAGATTGTCTACCATACCGGTGTAATATGGCAGCAGTTGATGACAAGGGAAAAGTTCCTTGTTTGGCAGATTTGGTTCTTATTGATACCAATAACCCAGGCATGAATTTTGAACATGTTGTCAATAACTGCTCTGCAGGCTGGAGGCGCTTTTTGTTCATTGAAGTTTCTGTTAAAGAGGAATTTCGTAAAAATGGACGCAATATTCTCGATGGAAGTATTTCATCTGAGAATTTCTTTGATAAATGGGATTATCGCGTAACTATACGCGAGCCAAATGGAAATACTCGATATAATGAGGAAGTCCTACTGGATTTTTCTGACCCTAACGGTTATGAAAAAATAGTTCCACTTATTACCACTCTGCTAACACGTCACATCACCCGTGAAGAGGCTTGTAACAAAGATTCTCAATTTGTTGATTTTTCTATGTTCGACCTTGCCATGGATGGTGAAGGTGAGGTATATGATGTACCTGAAGCAGATCAAAAGGATGCTATAGAAGCAAACCTCGTAGTTGAAGCCGGAGATTTATCTCCAGCTTACACATTCTATGATCAATCATATGCGTTTATTAAACGTATGGGTGAGATTGGAT